TACTCCCATCACATCATCATAAATTGTTCTCATTATTGAGCTTATGATTGATGATGCATTATTTAATGCAATATTTATTTCTTCTTGTCTTTCACTTAGCCACTCAGTTGCTTCACCAGTTGCATTTTCTATCTCTTTTTGTATTCTTTGAACTTCTTTTATAGCCTTAGATATTTCCTTTTGAAATCCACTTGCTGGTGCTCCCTCATCAACACTGGTTTGAGCAAGACTTGAGCAGGAATTTATATCTTCAGATTGCGATACATCAGCCCTTGATGTTTGAGTTGCAGGGTTTGCAGTAGTATTGGTTTCAGTATCTTCAACAGTATCTGTTGCAGCATCTGCTTGAATTTGTTTTTCTTTAGATTTAGGATCAGCTCTGAGATTGCCAGGTCCAATTATTGTTCTATCTTTTACTGAGTATCCACTATATGGAACAAAAGGTCTTCTTTCACTCAGTTGGGTCATGGTCTGAGCATAATCATTGTACCCCAAACAACCCATGATTACAGGTTGCTGAGCATCATCACCATCAAGGAAAAATCCAAATACAAATGTTCCTGCCACTAATGCTGAACTTTCATAATTACCTCTTCCACCACCACCTGCTGTGACAGGATACATCACTGTTGCCCATGGCAGTGCATCATCAGGCAAATCTGCTGGTGCAGCAGTATGATACCCCATGATTCTAACTTTATATCTCTCTCCTACACCAGGTGCTTCTTCTCCTGGTTTAGATGGAAAATTAGGCAACCAACTTTCTTCAGATGCAACTTGTCCAATCCACCAGACAAATCCATCTTTTCCAGCAAAATGGGTCTTAAACAGTGTCTGATCCATCATTTTCCGTATGAGTCCCTTACTAGTGAGAGACTTGTTAAAGTATTCTCTGGTGTTATTTTATGACACACATGTGCTACCATATATATGCCTGAAGATTTATTGTTCTTACCAGAATTTTTATCTGCTTCTAGTTGTGGGAATATAACCTTTACAGTATCACCAGCCCTTATTGAAAAATCACCAGGAATAGTAATGGTTGTTTGTATTGTAAACAACTGATTATATCTCATAATTGTAAGTGCTGCAGCACCATACTTACTAAAACCTTGTTCTTTCTTATGATCAGGATCATTCTTAAACTTTTTTAATTGTTCAGCTGAACTCTTCCCTGCTGGTAATGCACCATAATCATAAACAATATTCATCAATCTGGATGGATTATTTCTACTGATAGCTCTTTGTGTTGGATTAGGATTGCCTACACCTCTTCTTTGTTCATTAATTAATTCAGAAGCAGACTCTGTTTTCTTGGGTCTCATGATACTTTTTTGATCTGAAACATCATAATCCTTGACAACATAACTAAAAGTTAATGGATCAAAAAATAAAACACTTGTGCTGTAAGTTCCAAGAGTTAAATTTTCATGTAAATCAATATCCCTTTCAATGGTGTAATTGATAATAATATCATCATGTTCACCTTTCTCTCCAGAGTTGTAAATAAAACTTTTATTTGGTTCCTGTCCAAGGAGTTTATCTACAGATTTAAATTTAAAAGAATCAATAGTTTGATAGAATAAGTATCCAACAGCACCTTCTTGTCCTCCATCTTTGGATATAGATTTAGATGCTAACCATGTACAGACATAAAATGGTTTTCTATCATTACCCATAAAATTATATTCATTAAGAGTATCATCAATATCAATAGTTCTATTGGTGTTCAACTTTGATAACATTTTACCAATATTATCTGATATCTTTCCCTCATATCTTTCTGTTACCCTTACAGTATCATTTGAAAAATATTCTGGTGATGCAAAGTCAAGGATATACAAATCTCTTGTAGACTGTGGATTGGCATTCCTCAGTCTGTTAACCAGAAGTTGAGATTTTATTGATCTTCCCAGTGCATCTCTTATGGTAAACTTTAAATTTTCACCACCTCTTATAGGAAGTCCATCAATTGAACCTTTCACACCATGACCAGTCTCAACAACCACTGCAGTAGCAGTTACAGTATTTGACAAGACACTTTCATATAATCTTAAGTCAGATACACCAGCTGACAAATCTACAGAGTTCCCACCTTGATTGGCAGTCAGCTCAAATCTATCAATAGAACCTGTTTTTAGTGAATCTTGTGACATCAACCTCTCTTATACAATGCACCAAGTAACTGTGCCTTATAGTATCTATTCAAGGAATCACTACCCATCATCATCACCCTTGACTTACTTCTGATCATAGCTTCACCACCATTTTGTTGCTGTGGTAATGGTATGACAAGATCTTGATCTGCACCCTGCTCATATGATGCTCTTTTGCTCACTGATTGAGCAGATGATGAAGCACCACCTCCACCTCCACCTCCAGTTGGAGGTGGCTCTAACTCTGCTTGTTCAGGTTTTGATGACATTGACTCTCCACCTGATCCTCCACCTCCCTGTGGGTTCACTTCTGGTAATTTAGTTTCTCCTTTCTCTGAATCATCTACTTGTGCAGAGGTTGATCCACCACTATATGATGCATCCACTGGACCTGGACCACTCTCCATATCAGAAGAAATATATCTTTCAGCCTCTTCTTTTGTAATATTTTGCTCTTTCATGACCTTTTCAACCTCTGATGATTGTTGATCTTCTTGTGTGGCACCACCCTTAATAGATTGTAGAGCAGCAGCAACTGACTCTGGAGTTGTATGTGCTTTGTTTGATGTACCACCATAGAATGTTGAACCCTTTGGTCTATCAGACTTAGGATATCCACTTCCAAATTCACCTCTTTTCATGTATCTTGGTACACCAATGGACGCAAACTCTGCAGCTAAATTGATAACTGCATCATCTAGTGAGGCTTTACCTTCAAAATACTTTCCAACAATAGGTCTCTTAATGTTAACCACATATTCTGGGAATTTCTCTTGAGTTTTTGAATTAAACATGTCACTTCTCTTCACACCACCTCTGGCGACAAAATCCAACATTGTACCAGGTACAATTTGATACTTTCCAGCAGCATATAATTTTTTCTGTGTTTGTAATTCTATTATTTCACCCACAGTCATATCAGTAAGATTTTTACCAAGATATTTTGCTGCACCACCAGGACTATCACCAGCTCTACCTCTGTTGATTGAGTTGTAATTACCCTCTGATGCAGCAATTAGATCAAATAGTGGAGAATATTTACCAACTCCACCACCCATCATTCTTTCTTGTGGTTGTACTTGAGGTGAAGTATCATTTGTTTTTGATTCAGACCCTGATGATTGTGTAGTTGGAGTTGTGTTTTCACTTGCACCACCAAGTAAATTAGGAATGTCTGCATTAAAGAATTTGCCACCCTCAATATCAAATTGATTTCTATAATCTTCAAATTCCATATATGGATCTCTGATAAGTGGTCTTTCAGGTAAACCTAATGTTTGAGCTATTGGATCTGGTTTTGGACTTCCATCTTCATTTTTTCCAAGTGGAAGTAATGATTTAATTAATAATTTTGCTGCTCTCTCACCGAGTTCACTACCCACTAGACCTGTAATTAATCCTGGAACACCACCAAATGGACCACCAATTGCAAATCCTGCTGCATAACCTAACACTCCACCAAGTGTTTGTAAGACAGCATTTACTGGTGCCTCACCTAAACCATATCTAACAACTGATTCAATAACAGCTATAACTCTATCAAGGGGTCCAAGTTGAGTTAAACCTGACTTTCTAGCATTTTTTAAGATACCAATAACACCTTTTGCTTGATCATCAACAGTTTTTACTGTAGCTTTAATAGTTTTTGGGTTTGTAAAAAATTTCTTTGCTGATTTAATTAATGGATTTTCATCCAATAATTTTGTCATAACTGGTTTTAAATTTTTCTCAGCAAATTCTTTAAGTGCTTTTTCCCCAGTATCTTTTAAGTTTGCTGCTTGCTTTGCCAAATTTTCACCTACTTCCCTTGCACCCTTGATAGCATTGCCAGGTAATTCATACAATGCTTTACCTATATTTTTAGATACGTCAGCCAAAGCATTGAACCCAGATCTCGCTAAACCAACACCACTTTTTACAATATTTTCTGCACCTTGACCAACATTTGTAAGACCTTTTTGTAGTCCCTCAGGCAATCTATTGAAGGCAGATTTTGCACCTTTCTTTGCTGTTTCTACTACTGGATCTAAGACATTTTGTTGAACTGCTTCTACTGCTGGTTTGATAAGATTCTCTGTTGCTTCTCTAACCAGTCTTTCTGCTTGTTCTTTAGCAGCTTTTACAATAGCTTCTGCTTGCTTTTGTGCTGCTTGAAGAATTTCTTCTGCTTGCTTAGCAGCTTGCTCTAATGCCTCAGTAAATGCATTTTTTAATTTTTTACCTAAATCATCTACAAATTCTGTGATAGCAGTTCCTAAATTCTTAAATCCTCTTTCAAATACCTCTTTTACTTTGTTAGTTAAATTTGAAACAGCATTTTTAATTGTGTCAGTCAGTGGTGATAATAATTTTTTTATCAGTTTGAATGCTCCCTCAAATAGACCTAAGGGATCAAATAAAAATTTCAACAGTCTTGGTAAGACCTTGTATATTCTAAAAATATTTTGAGAAAGATTATCAAGGGTTTTTTGATTACCACTCAACAAATTGATAATGGCTAAAAAGGCACCACCAAGAAGAATATTTTCAAAAAATTTCATTAAATCAAATTTTCCACCCACTGCAGCAGCACCTTTTACAGCACTTCCTGCTACTTTTTTACCAGATTCTAATAATGATTCTCTTCTTTTTCTTGCTGCTTCTTGTCTTCTTTTTCTTTCATCTTCTAAAATATCTTTATCATTTTCAAGTTGCTTTTTTGATGCATCATTTAAATCTTCAGTGATTCTTACAATATTATTAATACTTTCAGTGAGTTTTTCAAAATTAACTTTTTCTGTGGGTTTTTCAAAATTAACTTTTTCTGTGGGTTTTTTTATTATTGATGATGATTTATCTGACTTTGAATTGAAGGAATTAGATGTGCTAGTGCTTGGTAATAGTGGAGTGGATCCAGAAACCATGATTGCACTAGATGGTCTTACTGCCAGTGCCCCACCCTTTTCCTTTTTATCTTTTTTGCCTAAAAATTTATCCTTTATCTTACCTTTTACTTTTTCCTTCGCTTTATTAGTGATAAATTTTTTAGCGCCACTAGATACTGCTTTTTTAGCAGACATCTTTGAAATAACTTTAATGGCAGTCATTGCCACATTTAGCCAAGCCATCTTATCCTACCACATTGTAGATTGATTTGATGACAATAAGTTCAGGATTATTCAAATCAATTGGAGAGAATCCATCAACTCTTGTCTGTCCAGCATTTGATGAACTGCCTGGTTGCTGCTTTCCTCCTCCTCCAAGTGGTAAAAGTCTTACATTTGTGCCACCACCAGATGGTGCTCCTGGAATTGTGGGTCTTGATGGACTAGAAACTCTACCAGCAGAAGAAGAGGTTGGAGTAGATGATATGGATGATGTTGGTGGTGTGGGTGTGCTTGCTGTATATGTTGCACCAACTGGACCAGGTCCAGTCAACATATCAGACTTTGAAGTTTTGAGTATTGCCTCCTGTTCAGTGCTGCCTACGAATGCTCTTGTTTCCTTGGAATAAAATCCTCCAGCAGCCTCAAAATATGGTTTTTCATCCTCAGGTGCTTCATAGTTCATGCCACCCATGAATGATCTAATCAAACTTCTCATCTTACCAGGACCACTCCCACGGGGATCTCCTGGTTGTAATCTTTCTAAATCCCATTTTTCATATGGACCTCCAGGATACTTATCAATGGTTGCAAGTTCCCAGTGTGTTAAAACTCTTGATGAATTAATGTCAGATGGTTTCCATCCCCATAATGTTGCCAATGCAGCAGCCTCTTTTGCCATAGCAACATATTGATGATTTCCAACTTGATGTTTTCCCCAACTTTTTGTATTTCCTGGTGTTGCATAGACATTCCCAGACACTGCAAGACCTGCTGCATTGGGGGTGTTTCTATTCCAGGTGTGATATGGCCAACCTGATCCATACTTGTATCCTCTGGCAGGTTTACCGCTCACTGGGAACATTGTATGATAACCATAATTACCATATGGACCAGTTGATGTATTTGCACCTGCATTCCAATGCAAATAAATCATTTTCTTTTCAGTTGGTCCTTGAGTGTTATCATGAGCTTTTACATCATCAATATACCCACCCCCCACAAATCCTCTTACTTTACCCATCTTTGGTTTATTTGTTCCACCACCCTCTTTATTCATAGCAAGTAAATTACCAGCACCCCAATAATTCACAGCAGATTTACTCATGACAACTTCACCTGGTTGAGCAGCAATCAATTGAGTATCAGCACCCATTCCTGATATCTTTTGACCTGAGTTAGATGTGATTGATCCACCACTAGCATAAGAGAAATTATTTACTGTTTGAGGATTTATATTTTGATTCACAGATCCACCACCAATAAATCTTGGTGCTCCCATCTTAAAATTATTAACAACTCCACCACTATTGTATTTTGGTGCATCCATCTTAAAATTATTAACAATTCCACCACTATTGAATTTTGGTGTGGCCGTATTCAAGTTTACAATTCCACCATTTTCAAATCTTGGTGTGCTCATATTAATTACAGGACTAAACACAACACCACCACCCCTCATTGCAGGAACTGGTTGAGTTTGTTGAGTCTGCTGTGGTGCTGGAGATTGTTGAGTCTGCTGTGGTGCTGGAGATTGTTGTGATTGTTGAGGTTGTTGAGGTTGTTGAGTCTTTTCTTGTGGTGGAGTTTGTTGAGTCTTTTCTTGTGGTTGACTTTCTTGAGATTGTTGTTGTTGAGGTTCAGATTCACCACTTGATTTACTGAAGGGATTTTTAATTGGTTCAATCTGTGGTGGTGTCAACACAGGTGCCTGAGATGGATCTATGTTATTAAAAGGATATCCAGGAACTTTATCTGCAAGTCCAAAAGGTAACATTCCAATGGCAGAATTAATGGCATTTTCTATGGCATTCAATCCATCATACACACCCTTAATTACTGCATTGATTGGATCAAATATGAAATTAAATATATTTGTTAAAATTTTATTAATAAAAGAAATAATTTCATTGATTTTATCAAAAACTGGATCCAACATTTTACCTGGATCTTCAATGAAATTCATAAGTGCCACAAGAGCACCACCAAGTAGTATGTTTTTCAAGAAATTCAATATCATGTCAAGAAACCCACCCAGTGGTTTGGTGGCTTTCTCTGCTTTCTTAACACTTTCACCAACTTTAGACCCTTTGCTTTCTAATGCTGCTTCCCTATCTTTTCTCTCTGATTTAAGTTCATTTGATTCTGCTTGTCTTGCTGCTTTCTCTCTTAGTTCAGTTTGTTCTTTAGTATTGTTGAGTATGTCCTCTAAGTTTTCCTCCATTGAAGCAAAACTTGGAGCAAGCATGTTTAGTGCTTTCTTTTGCTCTTCATTTTCTGATTTAAGATCATCAATGACTGCTTGCTTTTCATCTTTATCATTTCTTATGTCTTCTAGAAGATCATCTAATCTCTTGTCAAAATCATCCAGTTTTGAATCAAACTCATCTCTTAAAGATTGAGCAAAATCACTATCAATATTTTGTGATTCATCCAGGTCTGGAGCTGGTGGTAATAATTTTTGAGGATTGACTGATGGTTTTTTTTCGCTGCTTACTTCTGCAGGAGATACATCAAGTAGTTTTTCTTCTGATTTTGTATCAGCTTTCTTTTTTTCTTCTGCCCTTTCTAAAAACTTATTGATATCAATTTTTTTCTTTGCCTGACCTTCAGGAACCTCTATCTTTTTGATTCTAATGAATTCATTGGTAAGGTATGATATATCACCACTGTCCATGTCACTACCACCCATTCTGGCAGCAGCAATTTTCTCTCTTAGTAATGTCTTATATGTGCCAAAATCTATACCAGTGGGATCATCAACTCCCAAATATGTGCGCAGAATGCCCTCATTGATCTCCTTATCTACATTTGTTTGGGTATCAAGAGCCATTCCTTTGTTTTGCCTTTAATTCCTCTTCTTCTAAGTGTTGCTGAAGAAGTGCAACATAAATGTCACGCTCCCAGGGAATAAGATTTTCTATCTCTGTCAAGCTATATTTATGGTACTGCATCAAGGCAAAATTCAGTTTATAATAATTTTCAAGGTCCATATGAACCATGCCTACGCGAAAAAACTGGACAATCCCTCCAAAACTACAGTGCTCTTCTTCTTTGTCTTTGGATTCACAATTGTCACCTCATGTGACAATTTTGGCATGGTTGTGAAGAAATTCTCAATCTTCTTGAATTGTTGCGAATTCATCTGCTCAAGAAAATCAGTCAGTTCTTTCTTGCTACAATCTGCTGCAGCCCAAACTTCCTCATCATTATAAATTTTATCAATACATGCAGCAATTCAATTAAAAGATTGATCTACAGTTGTTTTATCAGTAAAATCAAAATTAGTTTTGATAAATTGTTCAAGTGATGGATACTTCATTTCCATCATCAGGTCATCATCCAATTTAATTTTCTTGTCATGTCCATCATATTCTTTTACTTCAATTTCATCAAGTGAAATTTCTACCTTCACAGATGTTTCATTATCATCAGGTGCAATAATATTAACTTCTACCTCTTCTCCCACAGACTTTCCTCTAATATTGAGAAAGAGATACTCAATATCAAAGGTGGGAAGTTCCTCTACTTTTACACCTCTTGTTTTGATGCAAGATTGTAATACAGATTTGATGGCAGTGGTAATATCTTTTTGATCCTCACTCTCTAATGCCAAAACAAGTAATTTTTCTTCTTTGACTAGAAAGGGTCTGTATTTTACTTCTTTCTTAGTTGATGGCAACAACAGTGAATATGTTGGTGTTGCAATTGTTGGTAAAGGCATGACAATCCAAATAGTTCAGTGTGATTATTTAGTAGGTAATTAGAAATCCAATTGTCCATCATCACCATCAAAAAATGTAACGCTAGAACCAAATGGACTACTTACAGTTGCAGATCCTTGTTCTCTTAAACCATCAAGAACTGCACTATTTGGGTCTTGTAAAGCAGTGTTTCTATCAGGATTGCCTAAAGGAAGAGATCCTGTAGAATTAAAATTCAAATACTCTCTGACATATCTGACATATGAAAATGATACAGAGAATCTCATTACATCACTTGTCTCATAACTGATTGGAATATTATTGATTGCGATTGGAAATGCATCAACAAAAGTGTGATATAGTGCTCTATCACTTAAATCTTTTTCAAACTTACTAATGTATATGTTTGTTTTATATGTGTCTGGAAAATTATTTCTAAATCCTACTTGTGTATTTTTAAAATCAGCAAAATTTCCACCATTAGTACCAACACCTGATATGTAATCAATCCACCCCTCAAAGAATTGAATAATCTTGTATTTCTTATCAACATAGAAAGTCATATCAAGAGTCTCATCATATATTCTTCTATATGCTAATTTCTCTGTGACTCCCATGTAGTCATTTGTTTTATCATGAGTGGCAAGAGTGCTTCCTGGCAAAGAAGTCTCATTACAAAGCAATTCTAAGAATCCACTTTCATCTCTGTAATTTAATCCTCTTGCTAAAAGCATTTTTGATACAGCATTAGGTGGTTGAAACTTCACCACAAATTGTGAGGTCTGTGCCAAGTTCATAAACTTAGCTTTCAAAGCAGATGTTCCTATTCTATTAGGACGTGCCCCAGCCATCTATAAATAAACGTGATTACTATAACTATGTATGAGTAAAGTGGCAGGATCTTACAAGAGTAGATATAAACCTAGCCATCCTGAAAAATACAAAGGTAATTCCAGTAATATTATTTGTAGAAGTAATTGGGAAAGAACCTTTTGTAAGTATTGTGACCTGAATGAAAATGTAATCAGTTGGGCAAGTGAAGAATTCAATATACCATATGTTTCACCTGTTGATAATAGAGTTCACAAATATTATCCAGACTTTTTGATTGAAGTGAAAGAAAATAATAGAATTAGAAAGTATGTGATTGAGATCAAACCCAAAAAACAAACCAGTCCTCCACCAAAGAAGTCAAGAGTCACTAAATCATACATCTATGAGTGTAAAACCTTTGAAGTGAATAGAGCAAAGTGGAGAGCAGCAAGGGAATTCTGTATAGACAATGGACTTGAGTTTAAAATCATAACAGAAGAAGAACTCTATGGATCAAGAGGAATACCTAGAAAGCGCAAACAATAGGTTTGAGTATATTGTTGATGATATCATCTCTGAATCATCAGCAGATGATAGAATGCAAAGAGTGCTTGAGATTGCTACAGATGTAGAACCTATTCCTGATGTAGGTAGGTACTACACCTTTGTATATGCACCCAAAACACCCAGAATTGAATATGATCAAAATCCACTGATAGCATGTGTTGATGTTCAAAGATGGGGATTCAAGGGTCTTAATTATCACTGGGGGAAATACAGAAATTACACCTGGAATGAAGTCCTTGGACAACTCCATGTGATTTACCCTATGGAATTGACTGATCTGAGGTCTATTCCATATCAATATTTCAGAATAAATAACTAAAAAGTATCCTCTGATGGGTTTAAAATATAAAAGAAATACAAGTGGTTGGACCCCCTCAAAGGATGATGACTTAAATAACGATGACCCATGGACTGCAGATTTTAGAGTTCGTAAGGAGTCAAAGAAGAAGAAAGAGGGTCAAACTGATGGTAAAGGTAAACTGAAAACACTTGAAATAGAGGCATATACAGAAAGAGGAGATTTCTATATCAAGGAGCCAGGTACTGAAACATCAATACTAAGATATAATGGTAGAACTGATGAAATAGTAATAAATGATGAAGAAAAATTTGAGGAGTATTTTGCTGGTAGTAAAGAAAAAGAGAAGAGATTGAATAAAATAAAAAAAATTACTATGAAAGATATTCTTGCCATAGCAGAGTCTGAAGTGAATTTGGCAGAACAGAGACAGAGACTTGATTTATCTCCAAGAAGAGACGCAAAAAGGTTAAGAAGAGTTTTTGAGAAACTTGAGGCAAAACCTGGTTATAAGTCCCTTTTTAATACTGCTGAACCTGCTGAAATATCTGAAGCCACATCACAAGACAAAGGAAATAAGGACAAGGGTCCTAACACTCCAAAAGATGGAAAAGTTTCTGCTAATGTGGATGTAGAGGAAAGTATTAATTCCTCAAATTCAGGGTTTACAAATTCTTTTCAAAACTCTGGTTCAGGAAATCGTATTGACACAGAATCAGATATTGTCAAATCATCAATTGTGAGTCTTGATATGCCTGTAGAGGCTCCTCCAGTTGCAGCAGTAGACATGGGTGTTATGAGATATCCAGTCATACCACCTCCTTTTGGGTATGATCACATTAAAATCACTGCGCATGATTATGTTGCTGGAGGATTGAAGCGAGAGGAAGGAAGTTTACAGTTAGTTGGAGCACAAGCTTCAGAAAATCTAAATGGAAAAAAAGTATCTAAGACTAATGGCACTGTGATTCTACCAATGCAACCCAATCTATCAGAAACTAATTCTAT